CAGACCAATCTGCAAACTTTGTACTTCTGTCTTCGTTATAAACCTGTGCTGCAACAGTAAATCCTGTTAGATTTATAGCTGTGCCAGTAGAGTCCTTAAAGGTAAGACGAATAGGAAAATCTGCTCTTCGATCTACTTTGAAGTTTTTTACACCAGGGATAATTGCCATTAGTTGTAAGGTGAACTACCTAAAATATCAGTCTTCCATTGTGCTTTCAAAGCATCTGTATCACTGGCAGCAGCTATTCCAGAATCAGCAGGAGCATCTCTTAATGCCTGTTTTTTGGCAACAATATCTGTAGTAGAAACACCTGTTTCTAATGCTTTTTGAAATTCGATATCAAGTTCTTTAAATTTTTCTTCTCTAGCAACACGAATGTTAGTTTTATGAATCTCTTTGGCTTTCGCCATATCAATGCCAAATCCCATAATTTACTCCGTATAAGTCCAAGCATTTCTGAAACTCCTGTCACTAGGAATAACAGACTTATCTACAATATAAGATGTTTTGCCAGAAGGTACATCTTTATCTCTAATTTGTTCAACAGTTAAATCACAATTATCTGCTGGTATAACAATTGCGACCGATCCATCATCTTGTGTATAAATAATTCTTTTATTTGAATTAGCCATGAGTTTTTTCTTAAGTATAACCTAACAGTAATTAGTCAGCAAAAATAACAACACTTACCAATGAAGGATCTGTATGTGTTGCTCCATTTACATTTAAACCAGAGGTTCTGAAATTAAGATTATTACTATTTTTTGTATAAAGTGTGGTATGGGCTGGAATATTAACTCCATTACCAGCATTTGCAAAAGCTGCATAATGAGCGTTAGGAAAAGTGCTAGAGAAATTAACTGTATAATTACCTGTCGCATTATCAGTTATAGAAGAGACATTAAAAGAATCTCTAATAGCTACAGTACCCTGTCCGTTAAAATCTACCCATGCTTTTGCTCTTCCTTGTGCTACCTGCTCAGGTGTTGAATTATTAGCACCGTTAATATCCTGTAAGTTGTTAACTTTTAATGTTGACATAATTAGACGTTTAGTTTGTAACCAAAAAATGAACAGAAAGAAGGACTAAAAGCCTCATTACCAGAACCAGTAAAATTCCTTACAAAAGCCTCAACATAATCTCCAACAGATAAATCAAAAACATTAGTTAAATTAGCACTGGTTATTACTGAGGAATTATTATTAAATTGATTTGTAATTATTTGAGCTGTGTTATTTATTCTTATTTCAAATGTTATATAATTAGAGGCATCTAAATCATCTATACCAACATTCGCTCCAATTAAATATGTCCCTGCTTCATTTGAAGGAATTGTGAATCTATAATTACTTGTGCTGTAAGCACTGTTAGTGTCTAAAGTTTCTGTCTCATAAGGTATTTTTGTAAAGGTTTGTTGTGGTAATACATAGGCAGCGTTAACAATCTTTGCTGCGAAAGCAGGTCTGTTTGGTGTATAACCTGTTATTGTTCCATCACCGTCTACTGAAATAGGCATAATTAATCTCCAAAAACAGCGCAGTAATACTTTCCTAAATCAGCTAAACCACCTCCTGACTCGTTAACTTCTACTCTAAAACTATTAGTGGTTATGTCACCTTCTTTAACAAACCAAAATTTTGATGGATTGGTTCTTGAACCTTGTGCATGTGCGCCTACTACGCAATAATCTACGCTACTCATAGCCGTAGTAAAAGTAAATGTCATTTGTCCAGTTCCATGATCTGTCATGCTAGAAAAACCAAAATCACTAAGAATAGTAGCACTAGATCCTTCAGATTTTATCCAAGCTCTAGCAAGCTGCCCTTTTTCTAAGCCTGATGAATTTTGAAATACAGGAGCAGATGAACCTAAACTTTTTATTGTGCCTACATTAAGAGTACTCATTTAAACCACGCTCCAAGTTTCACCAGATCCCACGGTAACTGTTACACCTGAGTTTATCGTGATTGGGCCAAAACTTCCAGCATTTTTACCATTTGTTATTGCATAACTTGTTGTAATTGTCTGATCATTCTCCCAAAACACCTGATTAGTTCCACCACCAGTTGCACCACCAGCCACACCCCAACTTAACGTTCCAGATGTATCTGTAGAAATAAGGGCATAGCCAGCAACAGCAGGGTTTGTCGTTGGCAAGGTAAGCGTTAAGTTAGCAGCTAAAGCACTGGGAGATTTGACAGCAACATAATTCGTTCCATTACCTGTCTGCTCACTAAACCTAAGTTCTTTCTGATTATTTACTGTCAAACCATTTTGATCTAAAAATGATATCTCAGCTTGGTTTGCAACAAAACCTATCTGGTTCGTTCCTTTCTTATACAAACCTGTGCCTGTATCTCCAAAATGAAAAGATGGAGCAGAAGTAGAGCCAGTTGATGTTCCTAAGACACCTGTCATTACACCACCAGCTTTTAATAACATGCCTAAATTTGTCTGTGCAACATCTCCAATTTCAACAAAACCATCATTAGCTTTATTTCTTATCTTCAAAACCTGTGATGTATTGCTGACCTCATTAACATGTAGTTGATAAGCACCAAGACCTACCGTTGGATCGCCACTACCTGACTGTAAACTTCTTAAGGCATCTATAACCTGCTGTAATTTTGTTCTTACCTGTAAACCAGTACCATTATCTACAGCAAAACCTGTTCCACCTGTCGCATTAACTCTTGCCATTTAATTAAGCACCTTTACCATATCCTAACGCTTGGAATGAAAATTTCACATCTATTACTGCATCTGATGAATTTTTAAACACTATTGTAAAACCTGTGCCTGATACATTACTTAAAACAAAAAACGCTCCAGATGGTAAATCATAAGGTGAGATACCGATCACTGGTATAAATGCGGAAGTCGAACCACCAATATCGCTTGTTCCTGTAAAGAATCTATTACCAAATACAATATCCACCCCACTAGCCGATGTGCCAGATTGAATAGGTGTACTTATTACATTCCCAGAAGAAACATATTTATTTTCTGTCCTTGATGGTAAAGAAGCATCAAATCCTAACTCTGTAAATTTTATATTTTCATTTGTATCAACAGATATAAGATCACTCCTAAATTTAAATGCTCTACCAACAAACGATCCATTTCTTAAATTAGTAAAACTTGTAAAAGTAGAATTATCATTTGATGTCTGAACTTTTAATCTACCTTTCAACCTATCGACAGCAGCACCATCAAAATTAACTCTTGCATCTAAATTAGGGATTGAATCGAATTGATCTGATATATTAAATCCTTCACTTTTTATATGTCTTTTAAGTCTTAAGTTTTGATAAACAGCACCTAAGTCTAAAGTATCAGCAAATTCATAAGTGCCAGATAAATTATTTGATGGGTTTGTAAGTTGTAATGCACCAGATACAACACTTAAATTAGTTTTCGTCCCACTGAATGAGTTCTGTTCTCTTTGCTGTTTAATTACAAGTTCATCTTCTGTTTCTGGTAACGCAAATTCTACCTTTGCTTCATTGGCAGATAAATTACCAGCTAAATCTTCAAACTTAATACTATAAGTTCCTTGAAGTGCAGGTACAACAACCTCTGTTGTATTACCATTGCTTGTATCAAGATCAATTGAATTACTGAAAGTAGTACTACCTACGGATGTTGTAGAGTGTCTGATCAAACATCTGCCACCAAAGATCACATCTTTTGCCAATGCTAAATCCCAACTCAATCTGACTTGGTAATTATTTATTGGTTCTATTTCTAAATTTGTAGGTTGTTCTGGTAAGTCAGACAAAGCATTAACAGTTATATTTGCCTCTGTTGGAGAGTTAGATCTTTGACCTTGAGCATTAACAGTAAATAATCTTATGTCATAAGATCCAGCCTCAAACTCTGTCTGAATAATTTCAAATGTAGTTTCCTGTGTATTAACAAGAGTAAAATTATCTCCATCTCTTCTGTACTGCAATGAATAACCAGACGCACCATCAACAGCTTGCCAATCAATAAATACTTTTGGAACGGCTCTGTTGTTAATTACAACGATTTTCTCCTCAAGAGTAAGACCAGAAGGTGAAGGCAAAATACTTATAAGTAAGTTTGTATTTCTTGATGGTAGTTGTTCTCCATCTTCTACGGCTGCATACTTTCCTTGATTATGACTAAGTGCAGTAACAGCATAAGTTCTTTTTGCTGTTTCTTTTATATTTATCACTCTCCAATTAGTGACAGATAAACTTGCTGATTCAAAAATATATGGGCTATTAACAACAGGAGCAGAAGAAAAAGCACTGCTGACATTTACAACAGTTTGATTATTTGAGTAGCTGGATATTGTTTTAGTTTCTACTGTACCGTTACTTAATAAGCAACTAATTGTAGGTGAGTCACTGATATCTGGCTGATTAGTACCGCTTACATTATCTACAGTTATTGCAGTAGTTGTTGCACTTTTAACAATTCCACCCCTTCTTGTCGCAGCTTTGACTCTATCAGCGATACCAATAATATTTCCAATCTCTATAACTGCACCAGCAGCAATATTAGTTTCAAACACACAAGTCTCTGTAGCTGTCTGCTGTGTGTTTAAGAACCATTTTCCAACTCTTTGTGCCTGACCTCTTGATGTCGTACCAAAAGTTCTGATGGTATTAATATGTTCACCATATTTTGCTATAGCTGCTGTATCTTTAACGGTTACATAATCCAACTGTTGAGTTTCAAGGTCAAAGTAACTGATATTTATAATTGTAAATCTTGTTTTTAAGGAACTACCACTATATACAAATTCTCCATTTACCACATTTGCATTGTTAAATACATAATCAAAGGAGACATTACTGGGATTAGCAAAGTCTTTTGGTGCGTCCTGAGATATTTTTATAGTTCCTTCTGAATAAAAAGGCATTGCTCTCATAACAGAACAGATATCATTTACTATCTTTAACGCTTCCTGTTGTGTTTTTATATTGACGTTTAAAGAGAATCTGGGTTCCTGTCCACCTTGTCCATCATCTACTAACTCTCCGCAGTATTCACTGGCTTTACGAAAAACAAACTTATCAAGATCTGCTTCTGGCAAATTACAACCAAATCTATCATTAATGAGTAAATCATAAAGAATCCATGCTGGATCACTTGTCCATTCCTTATCAGCCTTAAAAGTTCCATTAAATGTACCACTATAAGTAATTCTTCCTGTTGAGAGTTCAACAGTAGCATTATGAGGAATCTTTACTTTCTTACCTCTGACTCTGAAAACTCTGGATGGTAAAGATGGAAACTCTTCTGCACTAAAACGTAAGGATGAATATGCAACATTTGGATAATTATTTGATTCTTCAATAATTTCAGTAACACCACTTAAACGCATTGGATTAAAGGTATTATCATCACCTTCATCATTAGCTCTTGATAATGTGACTGTTATAGGAAAAAACGCACCAGATTGTCCTAAAGCTGTGGTGTTATAACCTGTAACTTCAGATAATCTTATTCCATAATCACGACTATAAGCTGAAGTGCTTTTACCTTGAACAGTGTCATTGATGATAGTTTGTTCAGATCCATTATTAGGATTTATTTTTATTAAAACATTTACACTTGTAGATTTTCTATTACCAGATTCACTGTCAATTCTAAAGAACTGGTCAAACTTTACTCTGACTCTTACAACATCAACATTGATATTATTGACTGTTACAGATCTTGTCGTAACTGAACCTCCCTGCGGAAAACTTACAAGCTGTCCTATGTCTCCTTCTGTTTTTTCAGTGGATTGTGTTTCTGCTGCTGGTAAAACAATATTATTTGCAGTTCCCTGCTGAAACCTAAAATCTACACTTTCATAATTAAAATCTGATACTGCTGGACTGTTGACATTAGCATCAGCCTGTAAAACAGGTTGATTATTTAAAAACAAATCTTTTAGAAAGGCATTTTTATATGCTTCAGAAGTTTTATCAGTAATGCTGTTTTTATGTGCAGTAGCACTAAGTTCTATTTCTCCTTCACTTAAAATATCTACAAGGGTGACAAAATCAATAGATTTGAGAGCACCATTAGGTAACTTAGCGTTCTGTTGATAAACCAATTCACGAAAAGCAGAGTTACTAATATTAGTAATAAAAGCCATTAACTATTTACCACCTGTAAGGTATCAACATTTGCACTGATTGTATTCGATCCAATCAATGTTTCTCCATAAACTACATTAATTGGAACACCTTGTTTTGAAATATTAGTAGCCCCATCAAAAATAAAACTAGGATCTTGCTCGTCTGCTTTAAAACTAGGAGGAGTTGGCGGTGGAAATAATAAATTTTCAACTCCTTTAAGAGCTAAACTTATTCCAGTATTTACTAAAATACTACCTAAAATAGCGTTTGTAACTCCTACTTTCACTCCAATTCCTATTGCTGCTGCTCCTAAACCAAGCAAAAAGAAAACTTCGCCATGAACAACAGGTATTATCTTTATATCGTTTTCTGTTTGTAAATCTAATAATTCTTCTGTAATTCTTACCTTACCTGCCATCACGCAATATTCCTGTTCTTTTATATGATCTCCAACTCCCTCAAAATTATTCACTAAAAAACTAAAAGCCTGTCTTGGACTAGCTACATCTATCTCAAATGTAGACTGTCCTATAAACTTTCTTAATCGACCATAAATAGTTAATTTAATCATCTATTTCTGCTGGGTCTAATCTGATAATAGATTCTGTCTTTGGATCTACAAGATAAAAAGGCAAATCATTATACTTACAACTCAGTTTATCAGTATGACTAAATTCCAACAATCCATCAGGATGACTATGAACAATACCTAAAACTTCACCTTGATCCTCACCATCTGCCCAATCAAGAGGATCTATAACAAATGATTCTTCCTTGTAAACATTTGATATATTTTTACATTTCCAATATGTATGCTTTCCATCTATATCTAAAACAAGACCACAACACTCCTCTGGATAGCACTCCGTAGCGTGTGAGTATGCTTCTGTAGCCCAAGAATATTGTGTCATCAGAAGAACGTACCAGCGGCAGGGAAAAGATCTCTTGTAACGATTCTGGCAGGTATCTTCTTATTCTGCATATCTAATCTGTTCACTAATTCAAATTGTACTATCTGTCTATTTTCAACAGCTTTTCTATCAATAAAATATATACGATCTCGTAACCTGTCTGTACTAGGAGTACCGAAAGGATTTGTACCAGTAGCAAAATTAGCATTATCCAAAGCTGAAGCTAACGGTAAAAGTCTTGTAAGTTTTGCATTTAATAAATCATTTCCAGGAGTAACAGTATTTACAACATTAAGAAAATCACTCATGGTCATAACTGTTGTATCTTTTGTTATACCACCTAAGTTACTAAAAGTAAGTGTGGGTCTTGGAATTGTACCTGTACTTGTATTTTCAAACCCTTCAACTTTAACAGCCACTCGCTGATAGCTATTGCCATTAAATATTACCTGCCCAAAGTTATTTAAGTTTGCACCAGCATGAAATCTAAATACGGTATCTAAATTATTAGGATTACCAGTTGGTATATGTAGACCAACAGTAAGTTCAAGTTCAAATAACTCAATAATAGAACTTGGATTAAGTTTATTTAATTCAACAAAAGGAATTGCCATTATGCTTCAAACACTTCTCTAAATGTACAAGTCAAAAGTACTCTGTTTAAAAAAGGAACAGTAGTAGGATAATTCTGACAAACAAAATTTTTAGTTACATTTTCATTTGGTACGAGGAAAGTAAATGACGCACCATCTGTAATTCTTGCATTAAGAAAGTTAATTGCAGTTGTAGAATCTGTTTGAGATAAATCAAACTTAAGATTTAAAGTTATAGGATTTTGATTCAA